CCCATATTGTATTATCAATCGTGAATAGATGTGTCATTTGCCATATCTCTGCATAACAGTTGCTTCAGCTTCGAGAGGTAAACCTTCCGCCCACGCAGGCGGCGTAGTCATAATCTTTTGTAATTTTACTTTATCTTCTTCCGGCGATGACGATTCCAAAACAATTTCGTCATGCACATGCAAAACAACATTATCAAGCTGGCGTAGAGCTTCACGTAGAAGATCATGGGCGGTCGCCTGTGTAACATTCTCGCAAGCCAGTCCACGCCATAACCGCGCGCGCGGCCATTCTTTAGCGTCTGCCGCAGGCTTCCAAGATGCTTTCGCATAGGTGATCGCATCATCTTCAAAACGTGCGTAAGGGTAACAAAGCACACGTCCAGACGGAAGAGAATACCAAAGATGCTGCCCGTCGAACAAGTAGCTAATGCGTCCTGCATCAAAAACTTTATTTTTATTACGCAACGCGCGCGTATACGCTACCTCTAGTGTCTCCCAGAACGGAACGGCCCAAGAGTTAGCGCGACGCCATGCGTCAACCATCTTACGCGCTTCAAATTCAGGTAAATTTATTCCATAAACGCGACCCATCGCCGCAAATGCGCCAAGGCCACCACCGAATCCGCACGCAAGTTCTTGAACTTTACCGACTTGGCGTTGGTCTTTCGTTACTTCCTCGTATGTTGTTTTAAAGGTTGACATGGCGTTAGTCTTGTAAACGTCCAAGCCAGACCGAAAGATCTCCAGCTTTTCTTCGCCCCTATTAGACAACCACGGATTCACGCGGCCTTCGATGGACGACCAGTCAGCCACAACAAACTGATGGCCTTTGGCGGGTATGATCGCAGGGCGTAACATACCCTTGAGCACGTCAGTAATTCTTTTACCGTATTTAGGCACGATCTTATGACCGCGCACCATTGCGTGCCTCACTGACTCAGGCTCGTCAGCGCATTGTCGCGTGAAGTTATGCACCTGCGCGCCGTAACTGGACGCGCGGCCTGTGGCGCTGCCGCCCGCAAACACAAACGCGCCGCGAACGCGGTGGTCTTCTCCAGCAAGATCGAATAGGCGTTTAAACTTAGCTACAGAAGAAGCCCATAGATCGTCAGCGCATTGTATAACTTCGGCAACGTCTGGCGGCACTTGTTCAGGATCGTCCATCGCCAGAAGGTTCGCACGCGCAGTTTTGTCAATCGAAAACTTGTCGTCGCGCTCCATGAGTTTGAGCGCTTCGGGGCCGACACGATCCTGAACCCACTGGCGCATCTTGGGGCTACGGACTGATGTGATCTCGCCGTTTGTGACCTCGCGGACGATGCGCTCAATTTCGTGTAGTTCATCAGCCGCGTATCGCATCGCCGCTTGGCATAGAGGCACGTCAATAAGAACGCCCCTATCGTTGATACGTTCATTAGCGTGATAGTCTGCAAGTTCATCATCGGTCAGATCTCGCATGGCCTGACTGGCGGCGCGCATCGTCCGCACATCTTGTTCGCAGTATTCTATCAGCTCTTGTATAAGATGTGGATCGTCTTTAAACGGTGGCACGCAACACTGACGCACAAGATAGTTGCCGCGATGATCCTTTCGCATACTTGTTCCAGCAAACCGCGCAACATCTTCAAGGCTACCCGGCGCGCAATTAGCGCGCGCTTGTGTTGCGGTGCAGTAGAACTGTTCTAATGGTATCGGCATATTGAGCACATGCCAGAAAATCAAACGCTCAAACGCTGCGTTGTGCGCGCGGATCTGACCTGTGAGCACAGGTAGCAGTTGACCGGGACGCCAGGTCTGCACCATGCCATCGCCAACGGCGTAGGACATGCACAACACTTGCGTCGAAGGATGACGAGCGTAGTTATATACGCCCGCCGTCTTCAGGTCGCACTCGCTGCGCGTCTCAAAATCAATCCAGATCATTGATAGTCCAGAGGATTAATAATATTAAGTTTACTCGTGTCTACAGCTCTATTGCTATCTATTAGGTGATGCAGATCACCCATTACTTCATCGGGCGCGTCTAATATATTGGCGTATAACCCTACTATCTGCGCCATAATAAAAATAACTTCTTTCGACGCCATTTCTGTTTTGTATTTAACTAGATGCTTATTTAAAGTCTCTAATATACTCTGCGTCAAATCCATTCTTCGGGCGTGTGCTTCACTATTCATTAACGTATCCTCCATCAACGCGGCTCCCTAATAACTCACCATTAGGCCCATTATAGACTGTGTAGTTTCCGATCTTTGGCGCGGAGATCACATCGTTGCCAAGATAGTAAAAGTTCTCAGTCGGGTAACTTAGCTCCGTTGCCACGGGGCCGTTCGGGCCGTTGAACACGCTGATCTGTTGCGCCATCAAAGGCGTCGCGGTAAGCAGCGACGATGCGATCAAGAACGAATAGTATTTCATCTGGCCTCTCATGTTTGTCTGAGTATTCTTTGATGGTGAACAATAGATCGCCCATAAGGGCTTTTAACCGACCTTCGTTATCTTCGCTTCCCATACAACTGACTCCTCTACTTTCGTTGGATCTTTTGCGTCTTGCGTTAAGAACTGCGTCTTGATCGGGCCAACGCCGAGTGCCATCCAATAACGCGCGCCTGTGGCTGGCTTACCGTTCCAGTTCTGCAAGTATGTGAACTGGATCACGTCTTGATAGTATGCGCCCATCACATTCATCTGTGATATGTGATCTTCAAAATGCACGATCTGCACACCGCTGCTTGACGCCGGAGGCCAGCATTTGAAAAAATCAAACTTAGGATAGTTGATATAGTCCGACCCAACGTCCTGAAATTCACCCCAACCAATAGGCGGATTGAGCACTACCTTCTTATTGTTGGGATAGTCGTCGCGCCATTCAGCGACGCCGAAGCCAGGGTTGTATCGGTAGAACCATTTGTTCAACCATACGCCTGCGCTGTCGTAGTTGTTATACAACATAGAGTCGCTGCCCTTGTCATAGCTAAACACAGACGTGAACGATGGCGTGTCCGGCGCGGTATAATCAAAGCGACGCAGTTCACCCGATTTGAAGAAAGGCCAATAGGCCGGTATGAAGAGTTTGCTCATGTCATTCTTCCTAGCGTGATATTCTTCTGTGCTCGTATATCCATGTTTGCGTATGTCCAACATTCGCCCGTCGCATCTATGAACACAACCCAAAACAGATTATGCTCTGGGCCGTAATCAATAACCATATGTGCGACGCCTGCGCCTTTCGGCGTAACTACAGGCAACGGCGGATCCAGTTGAACAATCATATTGCCCCGCCACAGCGCACTTTATCTTTTGCAAGTGCTAGTCTTGTTCGCGCTGCGCTTGGCGTAATGCTCAAGATCACAGCGATGTCTTTAACTCTAAAGCCCTTACGGAATAGATCATAGACCTGTTGTTCTTTGGGCGTTAGACGTGTTGCGTCATTCCAAACTTTACGTTCGGTCATCTTCTTATCTTTCTGTTTGGAAAGTAACGGGGCGGCACGGTGTCACGCGAACGCCGCCCCGTCGTATTAGCTTCGACGACGACGGGTCGTGTTGGCCGATTCCGCAGGTGGAGCTACGTCATCAGCGCCATCGCCATTGATGCTAATCCACTCCACTACCTCAAACACTGGCGTATAGATTTTACCATACGTCTTGTGTGGGTAGTGATCACTGGACAGTTTTACAACTGCAACTAACTTGTCTGGATCTTTGTCAGCTTGATCCGCAACTTTGATCGCCAGCGCGTGCATGGAACGCTTGCCGCCAACTGACGTTGTAGCAAAGCGCGCTTCCATGCCTTTGTCTTCGCCCGTAAGACACTTGAGCGAAACGCCGACTTGTGGTTGCCAACCAGCCGATGCACCTGGGGGCGGTGGATCAAGTTCGGGCAGCGGTTCAGCGATGTTAACCATCTTCTCCGCTAGAACTTCACCCGTTCCCCAAGCGATATAACCGTGAACGAATGAATAAGGATTCACAGCCCACAGCGTATCTTTCTCCACTTCCGTTTGATCCGCGCCATACACCCAATGACCCGTGCGATCCATCTTAATGATGACGGTGCCAACAGGCCCGACATCAGCTTCGATAGAACGCAACGCATTAGACAATGACTGCGGCGAAGGTAGATTTGCACCACCAAACTTTACTATATTTGACATCTTACTTTACCTCAAGTTTAGAGAACGCGGCCCGCAACTGCGAACCGACTTGCACCACTGACGGGCGCGGATCTGACTCCGGCGCGATAGTGTTGCCCGATGAGATAGCGGCGACGTGATCTTTAGGTAATGCCAGCTTATGCTTTTTAAGCGCCTTTTCGGCTTTCGCTGGCGAGATCAACGCCGTCTCTATCAATTCCGAATCATCAAGTCCCATTTTTCTAAGAGCTTCCAATGCGCCCTCTTCGTCAACCCATTGTCGGATGGCGCGCTTTGGCACAAGTTTGAAACCGGGAATTGTGATGTTGTTTTCAAGCGCCTGTTGCGCCATTTCACGAACGGCTTTGATCCAATCTTCAAGACGGTCTGCCATAATAAGCGCATTGCTGTAGCCTTCAGGCGTTATGTTGTTAAGTTGTGTTTTCAAGGCGCGCTCCACTTCGCCAGAGAGTAACGGACACATAGCTTTTGCCGCACACCAACGGCACCAATCGCCCGCGTTAAGCGGCGCATTAGGCATGAACGCAAGCTGCACGGCGTCATAAAGATCGCGCTCAAACTGTTGGATGCGCTCTTTAGTCGTCGTCCAAACGCGAACGCTTGGCGGCTGAACTATGTAAAGTTTTACTTCATCCGTTCCCTCAAACGCCCATTTCGTTTCGGGCGTTCGCATGGCTGCGGCTGCGTAAAAAAGAAGCTGATCATTTTCTTCGGGAAAGACTTGAACCCAATCACCAAACTTCCAATCAACCAGAATTGTAGTAGACCGTAAACGACCAAGAAGGTCACAGGAGCCAAAGACGTTTGCAAGAAAATCCCCAAAATGCACCCGACATTCCGTTTGAAATTCGAGTTGGTTATCTGGATCAATTTCGCCTAATGCCGCAATGGCAAAATCAAGTTTGGCGCGAGCGTCAACGCCCAAAGGCAAGTCATCTGGATTAGCGTCAAGTGACAGAACTTGGTGAACAGCGTCATGTAGTTTCGTTCCATCGTCAGCATATTTAGATGAGGGTTTAGGGGGTGCCTTCTGGCAAAGCGTAACGCTGCCAGGACATTGAAGGACGCGCTTCGCAGTTGAACCGCCGACTATATTACTGTGCATATCAAATTACCTTTCGTGATTCGGAGACTAGACTGTAAAACAATTTTATGCAACAAGTTTTTCATGGTTGATTTGGAAAAAGATGTGGAACGCTACTTTGTCAAGACAATTCAATCACTTGGCGGTATGGCGTTTAAATTTAACAGTCTGTCCAACCGTGGCGTTTCTGACAGAATTGTCTGTTTACCCAACGGCGAGACGTGGTTTGTAGAAATTAAAACCGACGGCGGCAAGTTATCTGCGTTGCAAAAATTGTTTGCCGCCGACATGAAGCGTTTGAATCAGCGTTATGCGTGTCTCTGGAACCGCGAACAAGTGGATCGTTGGGCTTATGAAATTACGACCGTATCAAGATGAAGCCGCTGACTTCTTATTTGCGCGTGACCGCGCAATGATTCTTGCGCCCGTCGGCGCAGGCAAGACAGCAATAACATTGACAGCGATGACAGAAATGTTAGCGCGTGGTTTTGTTGACCGTTGGTTAGTGTTAGCACCCAAGCGCGTTTGCACAAATGTCTGGCCTGTTGAAGGTCAGAAATGGTGTCCTGAGTTTGAGATCGCTGTTGCTGTTGGCACGCCAGCGCAACGCAAAGCCGCTTTTGATTCAGACGCTGACATCGTGGTCACAAACTATGACAATATTACTTCACTCGATCTTAGTAATTTTACTGGCTTTACTGGCGTTGTATTCGACGAACTTACGAAGTTAAAAAACCCAAGCGGCAAAAGGTTCAAACATTTATGGGGTTTGATTGATCGGTTTAACGTGCGTTGGGGTTTGACAGGTTCGTTTACCTCGAACGGTCTTGAAGACGTGTTCGGCCAATGCAAGATCATAGATCAAAAATTATTAGGCCGTAGCAAAGGCGCGTTTCTGCAACAATATTTTCACATCATAAACCGCGAATACAACCAATGGTCGCCAAACACAGGCGCGCTTGAATACATCATGGCCGCGATCAAGCCCGCAACATATGTGCTTGAGCCGGGAGAATATAAAGACAAGTTGCCGCCGCTTAACATTGTCGAAATGCCCTGCGACATGGACGACTACGACGTTTACGAAGCGATGAAAAAAGAATTTGTTGTTGAACTTGACCAGACCATTTCCGCGCCAACAGCGGCAGTTATGATTCAAAAACTACAACAGCTCGCGGGTGGATTTATCTACGGCCCTCAAGGGCCGACGTGGGTGTCAGAGCATAAGTTTGAAATGCTGGATGACATCTTAGAAGAAAACCAGCGCGCCAACACCTTGATCATTTATAACTATCAAGAAGAGCTTGCCGAGCTTAAACGACGTTATCCACAACTCGCTACAATGGACGATAAAAACGTCGTTGACAAGTGGAACAAAGGTGAACTCGAACTATTGGCCTTGCATCCAAAGAGCGCAGGTCACGGGCTGAACTTGCAGTTCGGCGGCAACAAAATGATCTGGCTGTCGTTGCCGTGGTCGTTGGAACTTTATGAACAGACAATCGGGCGCATACATCGCAGCGGACAAACAAAAGATGTTTGGTGCTATCTGATTATGTGTAATAACACTATTGACAGTAGGATTTTAGATGCGCTGCACAATAAGCGCAAAATAGCGGAGTTAGCTTTAGATGAACTGGCGTGAACTAAACGAAGTTATCAACGGCTTTACAGAACAAGAGGTATGGAACCTTTTGGCGGAAGAGCGCCGAAACGCTCGCAGGTCAACGGTGCTCATCAGATTACATCAGCGTTTTACAACGCTGCGTATGATGCGCGAACGGGCCGAATTGATAGGGGAAATAGATGAATCCGCACGATCTACTACAGCAAGCCAGCGAAATCATAAGCGAGCGCGGTGAGAACTACGGTGGAATTGAGGATAATTTTCAGCTTGTTGCTGATCTGGCAAGCCTGCGTTTGGGCCGCGATATTCACCCCTTTGAGGTAGCGACCATCATGGTCTGCGTTAAGAACGCTAGAGCGTTCAGCGATCCGACGCATATCGACAGCCGCCTTGACGCCATGAACTATGAAGCGTTCGCGGCGATGTTCGCTAATGACTATGTGAGTCAGAAGGCCGCGACCGGCGCTAACATCGGCTACAAGAAGCGCGCTAATCTAACGCCCGCTAAGAAAGAAGAGTTAAAGCCGACACGCCGCGCGGAGCTTGCCGTAATCGACGATAAACTGAGCCGTTTCGGATCCACGGAGCCGCCTAAGTTCAGCGGCAACGGCGCGCTGTTGAGCGACTGAGTATTGAGCGAGTGGCGGACACGATCCGCCGCTCGTTGACTGGCAACTAGAAAGTGCCGTTGTCGAGATCAGTAGCAGTATCGTCCACGGTTTTAGGGGCCATGACAACATTGGTCTGTTGCGCTTTCAGTTTAGCTTGCAGGTCTGCACGGCGTAGGACTTCCTCGCGCCGCCCGCGATCATAGGCGTCAGCGATCAGCATCTTAACCGCTGCGTAAAGAACGATTAAGAATAGACCGACTAAGATAGCAGTCGTCATGCGCCGCCAGTGACGTTAAAATCTTTAGCGCCGATAAGGCCGATAGCAATTAACGCAGCTTGCAGCGAAGACCAGTCAAGCGTCTTGGTCTGCCAAGCGTTGAAGAGGACACCGATCAGAGTAATAATACCAGGGATGGTGGTTTTCCAATTCTTAATCATTCCATTGTCCTCCTAAAATAAATGCCAAGCATAAATGCTAGTTTTGCACCGTATGAAATCGAAGCGGCAACCGCGACGATATATACAATTCTATCCAACAAGCGAGAGTATCTGCGCTTTAACGTCAGCGATCCGTGCAGACCAGCCTTTGCCGAACGTAGACCAGATTGACAGGGACTGCATGAACGCCAGCCGCTTGTTCGTTACCGACATCGCAACATAGGTTTTGGTGGCTTGGATAGTTGCAGGGCCGATCACGCCGTCTTGCGTAACGCCGACAATGGCCTGTAGCGTCTTAGCTGCACGGCTTACGCCGGAATTGACAGCATAGTCGAACACAGCAAAATCAACGCCAGAGGGCAGATTATCTCCAGAAATACGATCCCAGTATAGGTTCTTGTAAATCGCCGCAACTTCCGAATCAGCAATAGCGCGCACGCTTTGCGTTGTGAGATTCTGCGACTTGCGCCAATTATCATAGACCGCTTGCGTAACGCCCTTATTCGTCGGGCCGCCTGGATCTTTTGGATGGTCAACGTAGCCGCCCTCGTATTTGAGAACCTGCTTAAGCGCTTGCGCGTAATTCTCTTTCATCTGTCTGCTTTCTGGCTGACAATATCTCGAATAGTGTCGAGCTTTGCGAACACTTGATTGAGCACGGTATTAAATTCTTCGCGTGTGATGTAACGACCAGCGACAAGCACCTCGATCTCACCAACCTTCTCGGCCAGTTCTTTGTCCGCTGCTTGCAGGTCTTTGACAGCGCCCCAGACGGTATTCAATACCCATCCGCCTAGGACGCCGATCACGCCAACGGCCACGTCAAAAAACACTTGATATTCAGCCATTGGTGTCATCTCAACATCGCATTTACGCCTTGCGTGAACAAAGGCGCAGCTAAAGAAACATTTGGAGCATAAGTCGGCGCTGCAAGCATACCGCCGCGCGTAGACGCAGCAAGCTGATTTACAGCATGTTGGGCCAACAAATGTTGACCTAAACGCGCGCCCATACCAGCGCCCGCCGCGCCAACACCAAGCGCCGCCGCACCAACAGCGGCTGGCTGGATACCTTGACCGAAAGCATATAACGCCGCAGGCGCGGCGGTGACTGCCGCTTCTGCCATCCCAGCTAATGATCTTCCAGGCGCAAGCCCCGCTATAGCATTAAGCGCGCCTGGCGATGTTTCACCACTAGCAAGCGCTTGAATCACCGATTGCTGATTAGGATCGAACTGTGCCATTCTGGATGGATTAGTAGCGATCTTTTGAAATTGCGTAGCAAGCGCGCCAGGAACATTTTTTCTGTAGCTTGCGCGCTCTAATATTCTTTCAATTTCATTGCTTTGGCTACGCTTACGATATAAGTCGATTGCTTCCTGAAATGTTTGCGCGGTCTGCGCTGTATTACCTGTAGCTTTACTAAGCGTTGTTGGCGTTGTTGGATTAGTAATAAAGTCGTCCAGCGCGCCGATCATTATGCCACCTATTTTGCGCTGCGTGGCTTGCGCCGGATCGTAACCAATCCGTAGTTCGTTATTTATTTTCTTTCGTGTATCGTGTAGATCTTTAATAGATGTTTGACCCGCTTGCGCTTTATTAGTCAATTCATCAAGAATATCCATGACTTTAGGATTAGTTGTAGGCGAATAATTTGCCTGCAAATCTTTTTGAACGCGGTTGCGTAGATCCATAACTGCCGAAGGTTCGTAATCTAACCCAGACGCTTTAACCGTGTTAAAAGCAGCGTCGGCAGATTTCTCTAATTGTTTAGCTGATGGCGTAAATAAATTACGCACCGTTGCAACCGTCTCGCGGGCTGCGCGTCCAACGGCTGTAGGCGCGCGCCCAGCGGCATACCCACCAACAAGACTCGCGGCAAGTTGTTCACCTGGCGCGGTATATCCTTGTTGAGCCGCTAACTCAGGCGCAGCCGCGCCTACGCCACCTGCTAATGTTTGTGCGAGCGGATTAGCAGCAAGCATGTTAAGAACACGCGAACCGCCACGAATAGCATTAGCTGCCGCACCTGCGCCGCCTGCGCTGGCTAATGTTGTAGATGCACCTTCAATGCCTGCCGCTAACGCGCGCTCTTGCGAATTTTGCGGCGCAGTCGAAGGAAAAAGCGATTGCGTAGCGCCGCGCACATATTCATATGGAGTCTTGACGGGTTTATATCCAAACGCGCTGCGGACAAGATTTTCGCCTTGGCCGACAAGTTCCGCGCCGCCTAATGCCGCGCCACCAATAAGAGCCGCTGGCCCTAACGCTGCGCCTGTAGCCAAACCGCCAAGCGCACCTAAACCTAAACCTGCCGCAGCCGGAGCTAGAGCGCCCGCACCAACTTGAGCTGCGCGCACGCCAGTAAGCCCCTCATCTGACCATTTAATTTTATTAGGGTCGATGGATGAGTCCCATTTAACTTTGGCGGCGTCAATCGGCATATTCAATCGTTCCGTCACTATATTTAACTACAGGGCGTTCGTTATAAGTGCCTTTAGCAACAACGCTACGTTTAACCGTTGATTCTCCCGCAACGCCACGCGGTTGTGTGCGTTCTTCAGTAGGAACCGGTTTATTCTCTGACGGTCGTTCGTAAGGAATACCGTTTGTGCGCGACAAAATTTCTTTAATCGTTCGCCATGCGGCAAGTCGTGTTTGCGGGCTTTTATACCAAGCGCCCAGATCACCGGCAGCTTTATCAAAGGCTTTTTTATCGGCAATCGAAACGCCCGCGCCTAAAGATCCGCCAGCCAACCCAATAGATACTTGTTCCGCCAATGAGTCTAATGTCGAATTAGCTAGTGACTCATCAGAAGGCCGACCATTAAAATCGTTCCAAGAGGCTTTCAAATAATCTGGCCCACTTTTAGAGGCTTTAGCTAAATTCTTTTCGACTTCATCTGTTCCTGTTTTAACGTCAAAGCCTACCTTATTAAGCATATCTATTGCGGTGGTTTGCGCGGCCTGTTTTGCTGTCCCTACAGAGAATTTTTTTACGCCGGGGTAATCGGGCGTAAGTGACTCAAATTTAGCGGGCGCGGCTACAGGTGCGGCAGGCGCTGGTTGCGCCATAGGCGTTTGCGCGGGCTGCGTGATAGGTGCCTGCGCTGGGGCGGCGTTAAGTTGTGGCATTTGCACAGGCGCGGCCATAGCATTTACAGGCGGCAATGGTTCGGCCATCGCATTTACAGGTCGCTCCGTTAATGCACGAAGTGATGGATTTATGCCTGTAAGGGGAACCGTGGGAGGAGCACCATATGGCCCCATACCGCCAACAACACGCTGCACATATTCAGGCGCGCTCATGTTCACATCACGCGCGCCTGCTTTTGTCGCTTGCGCTAATGGGCGACCTGAAAACCAAACCGACGCGGCGTCTTCGACAGTGCCGTATTTTTTAAAGTTACGTTGAAACTGACTTTCAAAAACTTTTTCTTGCGCTTCAGGCGACGCCAAAAATTCTTCTGGCGTCATGCTGCGGCCTAACGCTTGCTTAGTCCATGAAGGAATGTTTGCGCCCATGACTTGATATTTGCCATAAGCACGGTCGCCGGACTTAAGAACAGGCCCAAGCGCCGCGTAATTTCCTTGCGGACTTCCCGATTCCGTTTTGGCAAAACCTTGTTTGACCTGCGCCATAGGGACATTGTTATACATGTCCGCAGGCGCAGCGGCAGGCGCAGCGGCAGGCGCAGCGGCAGGCGCAGCGGCAGGCGCAGCGGCAGGCGCAGCGGCAGGCGCAGCGGCAGGCGTGCCAAGCGCGTCAAACTGGTCTGGCGTTAATCGTTGCGCGCCAGTTTTGCTTCTATAACCTGTTATGTTTCCGGCTTTATCTTTTTGTTCAACCCATTCAGTTGCTTGAGCGCGTTCAGCGCCACCGATAGGAATTTCTTGGTTCGTAATAGGATTTGTATAAAAACGCCCTTTTACAATTTGCCCTTTTTCATTCGTATAGTCGCGTTCATATGGCGTTGTTGCTTTCATAAATTCAGTCACGCCGGTTATCCAACGGCGTTTATTCTCTTCTGAAAATGTGCGGTCTTGCGGGAGAATGTCACCGGCAATCGGAATGTATTTAGCAAAAACTTTATCAGATTCCGCTTGGTTCTGAGCGCGGATCATATCTTCATTAAATTGATCGCGGACTTTAGCAAGATTATCAAACTGCGCGCCTTGCATTTGAACTTTGGCAAGTTCAGCTTGTCTTGCATCGCGTTCAGCCGCAATCGCCGCCGATTGTTCTGCAATACCCATCTGTTGACGCAAGCGTTCTTCTTGCAACTGTTGTTGCTGTAACGCCGCGCCTTGAGCGTAAGCGCCCAAGAAGTTCAGGTTAGGCGCTTGGAATTGCGGTGCGTCTGGATATTGGATCGGCATTATACTGGCCTCCTACTTGGAACGCCAGAAAGAGCATATGAATTAGGCATTGGACTTCCAAGGAATCCTCGCGCTAAATTTCCTAGTCCGCCCCCGCCCGCGAACATAGCGCCAGCCTGCAAGCCTTGGCCTGCTAATGTGGCGAGAAGATTAGCTGAATTGGTATAAGCGGACGCATTAGCCGCACCTTGATTAACAAGACCTTGGCCGACAGCCTGACCTAACGCGTTATAGTTGGAGGCAAGATCTCTGCCTGCGCCTGTATAGACGTTTGCTAAATTGGTGCCGGTTGTGCCGTAGAGATTAGAAAGATCTCCCGCAGTGCCGCGATAGACGTTCGCCGTATTAGCGCCAGTCGTGCCAGCAAGACCAGATGAAACATTAGCCGCGTTTGCGCCAAGCCCTGCAAGGCCCGTAAGCCCTTGCGTGACCGCCGCACGATTAGCCATGAAACGGCTATAAGCGTTTTGATATTCTTGGCTTGCTTCGCCAGCACCGTAACGCGCAGCCGCTTTTAGCGCAGCGCCCGATCCAGCTAACCCACCACCGCGAGCGGCGTTAAGCATAGCTTGCTGGCCTTGTTGAATACGGAAATTATACCCAGGATCTAAAGAAAGCTCGTCATAGGTCGGTTGCTTCGTATATACGCCGCCGGGGCCATAAAGCTGTGCAAGCTGATTAACCGCACCTGCACCTGCGCCCATATACGGTTCTTGAAACCCTACACCCGCGCCGTAATACTTTTCTAAGCCGCCAAGCGCGCCAGTCTGGCCTTGCTGAAGCGCACCAACACCCTGTGTTTGGGCTTCTTTAATAGCCGCCGCGCTTTGCTCGCGCGCGCGGTTAATAGCATCTTCAGCGCGTCCGGCCTGAATGGCCTGTTGCAGCATAGCGCCTTGTATGCCTTGGGATTGCGACGCTGCCGCTTGATCGAACCATACCATGTGAGATGCCTCCTAGGGCATTATAGGCTTATTCATACAGAATGTTAACAGAGCCAGCGTCAAAAGTATTTAACGTAGTGAATATCTTTAACTGAGTCATAAGCCCAGACAGAGCCACGTCGCCGCCGCCAAAACAAGCTGTTGCCGAATTAGTTTTGCCTGTATGATTAGATACATAATAGAAGTTAGTGGCGTCTAATAAAGATATTGTCATAGTACCGCTAAGAACACGAGACGCAGCTCCAGTGCCAATAACAAAACTATCGGTAGCGTTAGTCGTAGAAGCCGAAGTGCTATCTATAATAGCACTTGTAGATATATACCCCGTAGTAGCCAAACCACCACTAGGGCCAATCTGAACATATAAATAGTCTGTTCCACTTAGGGAAACGCCTCTAAACATAATCGTTACGCGCTTTACCCAAGTCGGAATACTAGAATAAGTAACATTAGTTCCGCTTGTAGTCGCCGTTGGCGTTCCTGAACTGATAATAACGCTGGACGCTGCCGTGACGCCGCTCTTTAACAAGACGCCGCCAACTGTAACGCCAGCCGAAGCGGTCTTTTCCGCAATAGTATCAACGGTTAACGTCGTGCCAACGGAAGCGGATGTCGTTGCTGTTAATGACGTGCCTGCCGTGATAGATCCGGCGGTCGCTGTAATATTACCGGCTGATGTCGAAATATTGCCCGTAGCTGACAACGTGCCTGTAACAGCCGTGTTGCCGCCTATCGTCGCCGCGCCGCTTGATTTGATCGCACCTGTAATGTCTAATTCTACAGTAGGACTGGCATTTTTAATGCCGACAAAGCCTGAGCTAGTGCCGTAGATCAGATTGGTGCTATTGGCGTTTAAGATAAGCCCGCGCGTGCCTACTGATGTTAACGTCGTGTTAGACGCATCAGCGGCTAAGGTCGTGCGCGACGTGCCGCTAGAAGAAAGCTGGATTGTGCCGTCGTTAACGTCGAGAGCTGTGGCGGGACTGAGAGTGCCAATGCCTACTTGGCCTGTCGAATCAATAACAAAAGGCGTAGTATCAGAATTTTGATCTTCTACTTTCAACGCTAGACCTGTGCCAGTCTGCGTGATCGTTAGCGCCGTTCCCGCCGTATCCGAGTCAATCGTGACGTTACCCGACAGAACTGGCGAAAGGCCAGATGTCGGCGCGGAGATGTTATCTACCGTCCAGATTTCAGTATTAGCGGAATTGCAGAGTTTAAATTTATACGTCGCCGACCCAAGCCATATATTAGCTTCGCCGCGCGAATCCAAAACAATAGGGTTGCTATTCGCCGTTGCTGCGGTCGAATCCGTATAAGTGGTCTGCGGCGTGGTCGTGCCTGCGGCATAGGTATAGAGAAAGCCGCCAGCAAGCGGGATGCCTGCGGCGTCAATAAACTGAGCTTTGGCTGTGGGAGTTACGACGGCCATTTATACACCTACACAACTGGTTACGGTCAGAATGACCGATGGAATAGCGGGAACAGGAGCCGCAGCGGCTTCAGCAAGAATAGAAACCGCAGTGCTTTCTGTATCCCAATATAACTCAAAATAATCGCCTGCGGTAAGGTTTAGCAGAAAATTCCACGCGGCGACATAGGCACCGTCTTTAACGGTAACTTTCGTAGCGGTGTCAGGAACTGCGGTGCCATTAACAGCGATCCATATACGCACAATTTTAGCTGACGAATTAGCGCTATAGAATTGTGCAGAAAATTGTATGTTGTAAGTAGATGTAATATCTACATAAACGCGCGAGTTTGGCAAACTCGTATAAACGCCATATGTTAAATCGGTGCCCTGCGCGTTTGTTGTCGTTGTATTAAACGTCATGGCATATGGCGTGTTAGCCGACGCCGCCGTCTGTGTTTGCGTGCTATAAAAAGACCCGTATCGACGCCCTGCCTCGACGGCTTGATACATATTGAAAAACCACCGATACCAAGGACGATTGACAAACCCTGTCGCATCGTCGTTCATCTTGACGCGGGCCGCAGGAATTTGTGTGTTATTGTCGATATAACTAGGCATTGGTCGGACTCGCGTGCAACTCAGCGCCCATAATCGCTATCTGCACAGGATCCGTGCCGGAGATCTCATAGACTCTATCGCGGAGCTTGAGCGTCATGCCAAGCCGACGCCAGATCGTGCGGTAGCCTGTCTGGCCTATTGGCCCCATAGATTTCCAGTGCTCGTTCGACCATGTATGACCGCCATCGTCAGACCAGCGCAACATGACCTGTGGATTAGCTCCGACCGTAACGGTGTAGTCTGCGTAGTCGCGTATCAGTAGGGGAGATCCAGCGCGGTCAAGAATATAATCATGTGCGCGATCATAAATATAAATAATATCATTGACTTCCTCTTGGCTGTAGCCTGGAAGACCCACACCGGCCTGACAGTCAAGCTGAAGACTATGCTGCGCCGTGCGGTTTAGATCGTTCTGTCCTGTCGGCAACGCGCGCCATGAGCGCAGCCATTTCTGCGTCGTGCCAGCTTCTGAATAGACATTTAAATCGTAAGCATAAAGTTCGCCCGCGCGGTAATCGCCTATGACGATCTCATTGTTAAAGTTCATCTGACAGTTGCCGCGAGTGCGGGTGAAGGCGTCATTTTCCCAACCAGCGCGTTCATGCCATGCGCCGGTAGCCACGTCATAAACCCATGTCGTGTCAGCGGTAGGAAAGTTTAGGACATAGAAGCTATGGCCGTCTTGCTGATAGGTATAGCCAACAGCGTCAGATAATGTCTCGTATTGCTGGATCTGCCATTCAACAGCGTGTGTCGAAACGCGCTCGCCGGAGTAGCCTTTTGAGCGGTAGACGATACCATTACCGCGAGCGTCAGCGCCGAGCCAGAATAAGCCATTGTCGAGCTTGGCTACTGAATAGGCAGCTAGACAACCGATCTCGTTAAACGCGCCTTGAATACGCGCCATAGGAAAGTCCGGCAGTCCGGCGTCATACCAGACCTCAACTGAGTTTGTGCCGAATAGCCATATCTCGCGGTGATCCACGATTAGCGTGACGAGATTGTCGGGAGAGCCTTCGGCTGTCGCAAAATACAACGGATCAAGTGTTGTGCTTGTCGAATCTAAAACCCAGAAGATTTGACTGTTTGGCTGGTTAAACACAAACCAACCATCTAGAAATCCGCAACCGACAGCGCCTTCAAAAGGAGAGGTAAGCGTCGTAAGGAAAGGCGAAAACGTAAGTGTAACGGCAGTATTAGTGGCTGTAGCAGCCGCTGATAGAATGAAGAACGGCGAGAACGTCAGAGTAACGCCAGTGTTGGTAGCAGTAGCTGCCGCAGACAAAACAAACGTCGTCGTGTTAGTTATGCTGGCGACTCTTGCGCCGGTCGGGATACCTGTGCCTGACACAGGCTGACCAACATTAATATTAGTCGTGCTCCCACCCGAAACAGTTGTGCTTGCGTTAGTCGTGTTAAACGTAGTCGTAGTTGTATCGTAGACTACGCTGGATACTGTCGCGCCGGTCGGTATGCCGGTGCCGGATACAGGTTGGCTAGGATAGACGTAAGTTACATCTCCGCCGGAGACAGTTGTAACGCCGTTTGTGGTATTAAACGCTGTTTTTGAATAGCTGCTATTATAGATGTATCCGTTATTTCCGGCGGCGATAAACATCTGCCGACCGTTATCTGTCATGTTGACTTGGCTAGATCCGGCGACAGTGCCGATAGCAGTCGTAGCCCATTGCGAATCAATACGGTATAAAGTCTCGCCCGAAACCGCGTAGGCGTAGTTTACCTTAGATCCTGTCGAAGATCCGACTTCATCGCTGTAGAATGTCCAAAGACCTCGAATAGGGCCAAGGCCCATACGGGCAAGAAGTCGCAGCCCAGGCGCTCGTTGAAGCCAAGCGGCCTCTTTGCCGCCTTCTGGTATGACCTCTGGATAGAGGTTGACCATGCGGCTGTCCGCCGCGTTCGGGCTTCTGGTTACATACGAGCTGCCTAAGATCGGCGTCTTCATCAGTAATTGCCCGCGTAGATGTTATAGCGCTGACGTGTGCCGACGATGCTGTAAGGCAGAGCCATGATGTCGTCAGGGTTATTGATGCGCTTCAGATCGCGCTTGCTATACATAGCGATGCGGCTAACCGTAGGCGATGGCTCAATACCAAACTCAGGCGCTAACTCGCAGGCCAGATTGTATCGGAAAGCGCGCAGATAACCTGGCGGGAAAAGGATCGCCGTCGCCAGTGTCGCTGGCTGCGTCAGTCGCTCAACGGAAATGAAATGCCATTCCAATAACCGCAACGGCACTGGATAGATGACCATTTCAATATTTGGATAGGTCATATTCGTAAACATGACTTGTGGATAAGTAGACGTTACCGTTTTAACAGCAATGCCATCATATTGTTGTTGATTGATAAACTTGATTCCGTAAGACACGTTGGTCTGTGGATCGCGGAAGTAAGTCGCGTCATCTAGCAACACGGGGCGCTCGCCCACAAAGTCGCCGGTCGGGCCTAGCGTGCGGCTGCGCTCGCCTGACGGCCAGCTAAATACTTGATCCTGAGTTGAGAACACCGCTAATCGTTCGGTATCCCAACTGTCGATCATTTGATTCAGCGCATAAAGCGCGTCATTCGCTGTCTCTGACGAGGGCGTTTCGCCTTCGGCTAACACTCCGAGGAGCCTCAGTGCTCCGCAGATCTGGTCGTATGCACTGTATGTCGTCATCTGGGTCGAACCTTATCCAGCCGTTCTCTTCATCGGCTTCGGCCTCTAGGTCGAGACACGCCACTTTAACCCCATGTTCGGGGTGTTTCAAATAAATAACAGCCATTGGTTACTTTCTAAAGAAATACAGCGGCCCGTAGGCCGCTATATATTAAGAAGCAAGCAGCGGGACAGAATACCAAGTCGTCGCGTCATAAGCGATGAGCAACGAAGAAGTATTGGCCGCAAGCACATAGTTGGAATCAACCGTGATTGCATTGATGCCGTCGCCTGTAGCAGGCCATACCTTCAAAACAGCATTAGCGCCGTTTTTAATGATGACCGTGCGTCCTGCGATAGCCGCTGGAAGTTTAACGCCTTTAGTAGCATCAGCCGCTGTCACAAGCGTGAGGCCGTCTGATATTGAAGCTGCGTCAGATTGTGTTGAACCAGTAGCAGCAACAGTAGCTGTCTTTAGATAAAGACCGCCGGTCGTGGTTATATCGCTTGCGCTGACTGATGTAGCGCTCGAAATGGTGCCCCCACTGATCGTCGCGCCCGTAATGGTTGTGCCACTTACGAGTTCGGGATCAGAGAAGGCAACACCGACAGGTTTAGTGTTAGGCATTGCCCTCTCCTATGGTTACGCGATGCGGTAGATCGAGTATGCAGCCGTGCCGGTTTTACGGAAACGGAAGATAGCCGATGAGGCATTTGTCGTCGTAGCGTTGTCGATAAGAACCGCGCTACCTACAATGGTGTTGCCCGTGCCAGCGCCAAACGTCACGTCGTTAGCAGCATTGTCGCCAATGTTGATAAAGCTAACGTCAAAGCTAGTGTTGACAGCGACGCTTGGGAAAGCGGCGTCGATCAACGCGCCTGTTGGGAACGTGTAGGTGCCAGCGTCTGTTCCGCCGGAATCAATCGTCACAATACCAGCGGAAAGATTAGCCGCCGTAATCGTAACAGTTGCGCCGGTCAGATCAGCCGAAGCTGCCTGTGCGCGGATCAAAGGTTCGCCGCGATCACCTGCGGAAAACTGATAGCCGCCAGTGCCCTGTGGAATAGCACCGTAAGGGCCAAACGTCTCAAGCGGATAAGCCGCGTTCTGAGTAGTTGTCATGGGTTAAACTCCAAAAAAGATAGGAAAGGACGGGTCTTTAGACCCGTCGCTTAATTAGCCCCAAAGGCGAACGGCCATCTGCGGACGAATCACGCTGTAGCCATAGAGCACGTCAATACGGCAAGGCAGACGGTCGTTGTTGATGTCATACTGACGAACAACGCGTAAGCTGATGCCATTGTGAACCTGACGGCTTGCCATATCGACACCCTGCGGAAGCAGAAGATCGGCGGTAGCGAAGCTGATCGCGTCACGGTGATAGATCAAGTTCTGTGGATACTGCGTAGAAGCAGCGCCGAGGAACGTGACAGCCGCGCCGGAAACCGGCAGAGCGTCAACCGTAGCAAGAGCCTGAGAAGCCGAATACATCGCAGGAACAGTGACCGTAGCGGTCGTTGACGCCGTAACGTCAGCAAGAGCCACGAACTGATAGAGCGAGCCGGTTGACTCACGGGTCTGTGGGTTAACAGCGTAGACGCTACCAATGGTGAACACGTCGCCAGCTTTGATCGTCGTTGAGCCGAGGCCCGTCAGAACGATGCTGGTTGAGCCTTCAGCGGTAACGGTCGTGCTAACCGTAACGGTGCCAGCGCGCGAGCCCGTCGTGAACTGCTTGATTGACTGAGACATATTCAGCTCGTCGTAGCCGAGGATGCCTTCACCAAACATGCCGTTTTTGAACTGCTTGCTGATAGCTGACACAGGGTTGAAGAGGCCTTTCATGCCTTCGATCAATGCAGCGTTAGCGGCTGGATTGACGGTAGCATAGCGAGGCGACATAACCGCAGCGTTCTCGTTGAGCTTTTGTTGAGCTTGCAACAAGACCAGCGACGTAGCAGGCGTGGTGCCTGGGGTGCCGACTGAGTTGCCGATGTATTTGAAGCTGTTCGCAACGTCTGCGTCGATAGAAGACGCAAGCTGCGAAATACGAGGCTTCAGAACACGTTCAGCGAAGTCGTCCAACTGCATCGTCAGTTCGGCAGTCGTGAAGTTCACGCCGATGTGCTTCTGGCTGGAGACAGTGAGCGTGGTGTATTGCTCGTTGTCGTCCTGAACCTGAAGGGCAGCGCCATCCGTAACCAATGCGCGGTCAGGAAGACGGATGCGGAGGGTCGAGCCGATCTTAGCGCCTTCTACAGCGAAAGAGTCGTCATACTGACGGTTTACAGTGCGGGTGAGGACAAGACTATTCTCAAGGATCTCAAGAGCCTTGCGAGTAATCATGTCGATTGTTAAAATCGAGTTAGACATGATTTAATTACCTACGGTTTTGCGCTTCCCACTTCTTGATCTGTCGCAACCGTTCGGCTTCAATCCATTCTGACGTTGACATCGACTTTGTAGACCGTGGGTCTGTCGTATCAAATCTAGGGCCGGAGCTTGACCGAGTAGCCGTGACAGGAGCAAGAGGAGCTGGCGCAGTTGAAGTGCGTTTTGTCGGCGGATCCGCGACCAGTTTGGCCTCGATTCTACCGATCTCCATTGCCTGCAAAATCGGCGGCAAATTGGCGATCCGTTGGGCTTCTTTAGGATTAGACCCTAAGTGATAGATCACTTCGGGGCCAATGCTAGAAGCCTGGATAGCTTGAGCCATATCGTTCGTTACGGGGAGGTTCGGATTATACGCGACTTGTTCAAAGTCATCGTATCTATCTCGCGCTTCCTCTTCACGGTCTTTATACGACTCAAGTAGAGCTGCCTGTTGTTTTGCGGCCTCTCGTCGTGCCAGTAGCTCTTGAGCTTTTTGCTCGGCCAGTGCTTCCGCATAGGCTTGAGCGTTCTCAAAATCATCTGGCGCTGGGGGAGGTGCGACGGGCTGTCTAGCCTGTTGCTCCGCAAGCAACTGTGCTTGCTCTCTTTCCCATTTGCGCTGTTCTCTTGCGAGGCGTTTGCCTACAATAGCGTCCAACTCTTCTTGAGAGAACGATTTCGTAGACTGTTGTTCCTCCGGCGTCGTCTCAACAGATTCAGGTGCCGCCGTGGCTTCCTGTTCCGGCGCGGGGCTGATCTCCGCTACAGCCTGTTCTTCGTCGCTCAAGGCAACTTCCTTTCTGACCTAGCTATCCGGCTAGTCGGTAACGTATATATTTACTCGTTTACAGAAACATCGTCAACGGCTTGTTTCTGGATCTTGGCTATGAGTTCAACAACTTCGCCATAAGGACGTTGAGCCAATACGTTTAAAATGTAAGCCCATTCTTGCGATGTAAGTTCGATCTTCATGGTATTTCTACCAAATCCCACGATTGCGTTGCTTCGTTCCAAACATACCTTTGCCCATCAGTAGGTTGCGGAACAGGTGCGTCCCATAAACAAGTTTGAGTATTTAATAACCAAGATGGGTAGGGTTTAGGCGGTATAAAAGCATCTAATACAACATCATATACATACCCTATGCCTGCATAATTTTTTCTAAAGGCTTTTGACTGATCGGGGTCTGGGATGTCTGTGTTGGGGATATAGTAAACGCCGCCGCGCGTATTATATGATGTGCGTTTACATGGCTGGCCCTGAAAATTACCATACCATTCTTCCCAATTTACGCCGTCTTCGCCTTCATCTTTTCCGACGATGACTTGAGTAACAATATTATGCTCATTTAAAAACGCATAATGCGCCATGGTTTGTCCTTAACTAAACGTAACAGTGCCTGTTCCTGCGGTGCAAGTGTAAGTAGTAAAACCGCCCGATGTTGAAGATGTTTGCGTAATTCCCGAAAATGTAGCGGTATAAACACTAGGCGCTTTTATAATAACCACACCCGATCCGCCAGCCCCACCATTACTTGCGTATCCGCCGCCGCCGCCACCACCGCGATTCGTAGCCCCAACGCCGCCAGTACCACTAAGCAAAACGCCATTACCACCTACACCAGATCCGCCAGTTCCAGCTGTACTAGATCCCCCACCACCACCACCGCCAGCGTATGCAATACTTGTAATGGTAGATGTTGATCCTACCCCGCCATTTCCACCTACGCCTGAAGTAGCAGTTGCGCCTGTTCCCCCCGCACCGCCGCCACCGCCGCCAGCATTACCACCTGTTACGCCAGCGCCGCCGTTATTTCCGCCGGTAGTTCCGTTGCCGCCAGCGCGTCCTGTGTATGGGCTGCTACTATCTGTGCCGCCACCGCCGCCAGACCCACCATCAGCGCCAGTGGCGTTCGTATTACTAAATGCACCACCACCACCACCGCCAGTTGACGTTATAGTGTCAAAAACCGAATTAGATCCATCAGTTCCTTTAGTGCTAATTGTTCCACCACCACCACCACCGCCAACTGTTACAGTGTAAGCGGTTCCGGCGGTTAAATTTTGACTTGTAAGCTCACGATATGCGCCAGCGCCGCCGCCGCCAAAGCCACCACCACCGCCAGCGCCAGCAACAACAAGAAAATCAACAGTTAGGGGTGCTTTCCCTATGCCACTGGCGAGTAGCATTGCCATAATGCCAGACATTAGCTGACGTTTCCTGAAACAACGCAGATTGTGCCGCTGATGAACAAGACCGTGGCTACGCCTCTTGTGGCTAATGTCATCGTATCTTTATCAGTGTTTGTTCCGGCAATATAAGCTGTAGTAATTGAACATGTAAGCGTAATATTGCCGGTTGTATTGTTGAAGATGGTTATAATATCACCTTCAGCAAAAGTTGAGTTTGGGATCGTAATAGACCCTCCCGTTACTTGGACATATTTACCAACGTCGGCAGTAGCTAATGAATACGCGCCGCTTGATTTAGTGCCGACAGGAGGGATGTTGAGATAACCAATGCTTGATGACGTTGACGGAAACGTCATTGTCGTTGAATCAGTGCCAGCAAAAGTTATTGAGTTACTGAAAGAAGCCGTTTTACCGTTGGTAACGGTCAGCGTGCCAGTGGACGATGTGATCGTCAAACCATTGATGCTTGTAGCTGTTGCTGCACCAAGAACAGGCGTAACAAGCGTTGGGCTGGTTGAAAACACAAGGTTAGTGCTTGTCGTGCCCGTAGCGCCAGAAGCTGTATAGCCCGTAATGTTGTTAAATGCTGTAATACCAGCGGTTGATGCACCTGTGCCGCCGCCCGAAACGCCAAGCGTTCCGAACGTCATAGACGATGCGCCGCCGCCACCTGACAGTAATGGCTGGCCTGAAGTTCCGGCGCTCGTAGGTAAGTTAAAGTTATACGTTCCCGCGCCCGCTGCGCCTTGGATTGATATGGTTCCCGATGTCGATCCCGCAATGCCAAGAACGCCCGCTGTAGACCCTGAAACGCCAAGCGTAAATAAGCCCTTAGTCGTGCTAAACTGAGCCGATACACCGCCGCTTGTATAAATTGAAAGCGGTAGATATGTGCCTGTGCCATTGATACCTGACACCAACTGAACGTCCGTATTGTCGTTCGTGGTTATCATTATCTTACTGGCATTAGTCGGATCAGAATTATTTGTAGCCTGCCAAGCTGCGCCGGTAGCGTTGCCGTTTGGCAGAGCGTAAATACCTGTCAGACCATTCGTTGTGCTAGTTTGGAAAGAAAAACGGCTTGCAACAGTTGCATTACTAAAGTCAGCTAAGAATAGCGCGCCAGTGCCGGTATGTGTTTCATTACCGCTGATAGTAGGCGTCGTAATCGTTGGCGACGTGCCGAAAACAAGTGACCCACTACCTGTTTCGTCCGTAACAGCCGCTGCTAAATTGGCCGATGATGGCGTCCCTAAGAATGTAAGGATACCTGTGCCTGTCGTTGTGCCGGAAAGCGTATTTGTGCCACTGTAGTAGGTAAGTTGACCGACAGTGCCGGTGTTGATCGTGCCTGCCGCAGCCGCAGCCCATGTCGTGTTGCCAGAGCCGTCAGTTTGCAGGAAGTAGTTGGCTGTGCCGCCAGATGTTGGCAGCGTAAGCGACCAAGCAGAGGCGTTATTGCCTGACTTTAAGCTGACGGCATTGGCGCTGGATGAATTGTATAAATTTAACGCTGCGCTGGTCGTAGACGCAACGCCGAGCGACATCGTAGCTGTGCCGGTGCCATTTACGAAGGTAAAGGCTGCGTCGCCGCCAAAAGTGCCCGCATTATTGAACTGAACCTGCGTGGTAGACCCACCGGGTGACCCACCACCACCGCCGCCACCTGCCGCCCATGACAGAACGCCGTTCGTGTCTGTCTGGAGGTAGTAACCGTTGACAGGTGAAGCCGCTGGGAACGTCAGCGTGTAATTAGCCGCCGTCGAATTAGACGATTGTAGCGTGACCGTATTAGCGCTTGTGTTGGATAGAACCAACGTGCCGCGTGTCGAACTAGCCGTGCCGAGCGTAACTTGAGACGTAAAGGTCGGGCTGGTTGCGAAGACTAGAGGCCCAGATCCCGTCTCATCAGTGACAGCCGCCGCGAGATTCGCGCTCGTCGGCGTCGCCAAGAACGTCGCAACACCTGTCCCAAGGCCGTCAACGCCTGTGCTAATAGGTAATCCCGTCGCATTTGTCAGAGTCCCTGACGATGGGGTGCCTAATGCACCGCCATTAACAACGAAAGCGCCCGCAGAGCCGACATTTACTGCTAATGCAGTCGCTACGCCCGTTCCAAGGCCACCAAGACCTGAAACTGGATAGCCTGTGCAATTTCCTAAATTACCGCTGCTAGGCGTGCCAAGCGCGCCGTTAAACGTAACAAACGCGCCCGCAGAGCCAACATTAACAGCTAAAGCCGTCAAAACACCCGTGCCAGCGCCCGTTAAATTTCCTACCGCGTAGCCTGTGCAACTCGACAAGACGCCGCTGCTAGGTGTGCCGAGTGCAGGCGTCACAAGCGACGGGCCTGTTGCTAATACGATGCTGCCAGAGCCGGTTGTCGTGTTGCCGAGCGCTGTGACCGTGCCGCTCGTTGGGAACGTCAGCGTGGTCGTGCCTGAGAAGGTGAAGGTGCTAGAATAAGCCCCTGACGTTACAAAAGTAGAGCCATCAGCCAGCGTCAGCGTAGCACCAGTCGCTGGAGCCGTCATTGTAATCTTATTGACGCTGCCGTTTAGGACTAAATTACCGCTTTTATCGACGACAAAAGAGGCCGTAGAAGCCCCTGTAACGGTCAAATTAAGCAGTTTGGACGATGAATCAGAACCAGAGTTGGTAACGGCTAATTTAATGCCATTCCAAGTAGTTGCAGCATCATTCCATGTGTCGCTAAGATTATAAATAAAGGCCATTTAGATTACTCGAAAAGAATAGTAACCACAGGATTTGTGCCGCCGAGAACAACATAAAGGCCGTTATTTAGACTGATGCCTTCCGCCGTAAAAACGTAATTCCCAGGCGTTGCAGCCGTAAATTGCGAGATAACAACAGGATCGTTGGTGTCGCCGTCAGGCGTATCGTAAACAGCTACTGTTGGCGATGAGCCGGAGCTGGCAAAAATGCCTTTCAGCTTGCCAAGACCGACCTTAAGCTGTGTTGTGGCGGTCAATTTTGCATAATAAGCCATGATTTCCTCACGCTAGGAATTTCAATTTATACAGGGTTTTCAGATAAAGACCAACTATCTCGTCGATAATGTTTTGGATCGCCGTATCGTCCTTTTCACAGACTTTATAACGAAGATCCTCGACATCTTTCATCGAATCTTCGAGAAACTCGACAACATTGGTAGTTTTCTTGGCCGAATGGAGCGTAATCGGCCCGATTAGGCCGTGTCTACCTTGGTAGGCTTCGGCCAAATCGTCTGCTAACTCGATTACATTGTTATAAAACCCGCCTAAAGCCTTATGTTTTGCATAAGAACGGGTGTTTAAATGCACGCTGTGAGTCACATCGCGGGCTAAAAACAGGTGTCCTATTAGATCCGCGCAGCTCATTGTTCTAATCCCGGTAATTGTGGTTGCTCAGGCTGGCGCAACGGTGCGCTACCTGGCACTAGATCGCCTGTGTCCAGCGCCGCAGCGACTGTCCCCATTACGATGTCTTGGATCTGTTCAGGCGTCATATTAGCCGCTGTCGCTTGTATCCGCTTCGTCTCTGCGTCATACGCCTTAATCTGCGTATTTTGCTCGTCAATAGCCAGTTTCTGCATATCGTATGACTGTTGCAGTTGCTGAACCAGCGCCGCAGTCTGTTCCATCTGGTTCGCCATGTCGTTCATCTGAGCGCGCATCATCTGCGCTTCTGGCGACTCATCAGTATTATCCAGAACCTTCGGATCGAGCGTCTTGGCGAATCTTGCCGCCATTTCCTGCGCTCCAGGCCAGTCCATGTTCTTAATGAACAGGTCGCCTGCCACACCCCAGAGCTGCGGGTTGGTCTGCAAGATCATCTGCATCGCTTCCATCGCCTCTTGGCGCTTGGTTGCGTAGCTTGGGCCTGTCGTGACTACCACGTCGTAGGTGCCGACTGATGGGTTGTAGATCTTTTCAATGTCCAAGCCCGTGATCGGATCCTTGATGACGCGCACTGGTTCTGGCTGATTTGGATTGATCTTCACCATATCCACTTCGCCGTCTAACCCGACGATACGAGCCACGCGCTCAGTATCATAGATCTTAGGGATCAGATCGACGAGTTGTCTTGTCGTATATCGAACCGCTCGCGCCAGATTGTCCACGTAGTGATATGTGGATGTGTCGCCTTGGTTTTGCCGAGCCAGAATCGCACGACCCGTCCTCTCGTTACTGGTCGCACCAATGGAACTGTCATACTGACCCGTGGTCGATTTAATATCTTCCCCAGCGCCCATTTTGGCCTGGATAAGGCCGGTTTGCGCCATAGGTGGCTGCGCGCGTTCAGGTAATGGCAGAGGAGATCCTGCACCATCGGTGACATCGGGGTTGACTTCGAGGTAGGGCCAGTTGTTCGTATTGGCCGTTTTCCAGTTTGTTTCGTATCCTTCAAACTGTCCCCCATATCCGATAAACGGTGCTTTCGGAGCCAGCGCCAGCATCTCTGCCTCTTGGCTGACCCAATAGTTATACATGCGCTGCGCGTCTTTGGCGTTTCTCACCAAGCCGCTGATGTATAACTGCCCGTCTACCTCAAATTCATTGCCTACGACGCGGACGACAGGAATCCATTTACCCGCCCAGTCGCGTTCCTCTAATACTTCAAAGCCGTTTGTCTTCAGCCACTTCACCTGTCTGTGCTCGCTTGTGCGAGACTTCAGCGGTTTGCCGAACATAGCCTTGAGCTGCTTATCCTGCGGCGAACCATTAAACGCCGTGATATTGTCAGGGTAAAGATTCAGCGTCTTTTTTTGGTGTTCTATGTAGAAATACTCAGCGATGCGAACCGTCTCTTGACTCATCCACATGCTAAGTGACTGATCGCCAACGCCCTGCGACATCATTACAGAGATCGGCAGCGCGTCTGGATATAGACGCTCATACTCTTCTTTAGGAATGTCTTCTGTTATGAAGCACCATTCCGCGTCTGATCCGCATGGGTCGTGGATCATCGGATCCATATAGACGCTGAAGCTGTTACGGACGCGACCGATCTTTAGGTCTTGGTCAAACGAGTCTTCGCGGCAATATTCCGTAAGGATTCGGATATAACCTTCGCCGTAGGTAACTTGATTGTCGCAGGCTGTATCATATGCAACGTCCGCGTCGGAAAGGTATTCGATGTGTCTAACGATACCTTGAAAGACTTCTGCGACCGCGACGTCGGCTTTATCGTCCGCTGGGATGACTTTGCCGGAGGGGCGGTTCTGTCGTTGTTCATTTGTTACCAGCCTAACATGCTGTGGCAGCTTGTTAATCGTCAGGCATGGCCGCGCGTTGATCGTCTGGCCCTGCACCGCACCTCTGGTCGCCAAGACGTCGGCAGGCCATTGCCAAGCATTATCTGGAGAGCCTGCCATAAAACGCAAGTCGTCCAGCTCATCTTCTCTTGAATCTGAATAGGCTGCGCTCGCCACCGTAAAGCGGTGGCGCATCGTCGCCAGACGGTCGCCGTCTGGGTTGTCGGATACTTTGCCTGCGGCTTCTACGTCACTTGCAGCCACTTTTGCCGCCTTTTTTAGCCGAACGCTTGACAGAATACGCGATTGCAACAGCCTGCTTGACCGGCTTACCGGCAGCGACTTCAGCTTTTATGTTCTTCCGAAAGGCGTTCTTAGATGATGACTTAACTAGAGGCATTATTTCTTCCTCGTCTTGGCGGATTCTTTGAACGCCTTGGCCGTAGGTGCGCCTTTAGCGCCGACCTTACGCATCTTCTCGCCTGAACCGGCTGCGATGCGCGCCTTCTTGGCATGGATGTTGGCGTATAGCCCTGGCTTACTTGCCACAGTTCCACCTCTTCATAGATGCTTTAGCGCGGTCTGCGTTCTTAGACTTAGCGACTACGCCGCCCATTCGGGCGCAAAAACTAGCCTTGCGGCCCTTGTCAGCGTCTGTCTTAGGGTTCGGCGCAGGTGCCTTTAACTTGCTGCCAGTCGCCTTGTTGTATTTGGCGCGGCCTTTGGCTGTTAGTCCAGCGCCCGCTTTCGTCGATAGCTTCTCGCCACGACCAACAGATAATGATACCATTAACTTGCCATCCAACCAGACGATGCGGAGCCTTGACCATAACTGACCCGACGTGTGTTGTCTACACGCTGTTCACGTCTGGCGACAGGAAATGCGAAGGTTATTGCGATGGCGTCCGCCGCGTCGGGCGACGCCAGACCTCTGCTTTTCATGTCCTTCTTAGACTCTAAGAAGATCGTTCCCTTAGAGTCCGGCTTCATCATCGGCCCGATGAGGTCTGACTTCAGATACCGATCCTTTGGTATGCTCGCGTCTTTCAGCCAGTCCTTCATCGCGCCCCACATCTCCGCGCGCTTGTTCCCATACATCATAGGCTTCGTGCTCTTATTGCCGAAGTTCACCCCGCGCACCTTGTAGCGCTGTTCCTTCAGCCGATCCACCACGCCCGCGCCTAGTCCGCCTTCGTCGATAACCACTAAGGCTGGCTTGAACTCTTCGATCACGTCGATCACCCGCCCAACGACCTCCATCGTGTCGTCGCCCCTGTAGCGCTTTATGCCTATGACGTCTCTGCCCTGTCGTATGGCTATAACGGTGGCGTCGGCACCAAAGCGTGCCGGATCCACTCCGACCACGATGGGGGCGGACTGGTCGGCGTGAGCTGCACGTTCCATTGCCTCGTCAACCAGCGCGTTTCCGATGAACTGGTCGTCGCTTGCGTTCGGGAACTGACCGTAGACTTCGACGTGTGCGGCGCTGGAGTCTGGCCCATACTCGTCAATGATCTGCTGGTAGACGGCTTTATCCGTCCCTTCGACAGATCTGGCATCGACAATCTTATTTCGCCAGAAGTCGCGCTTGGAGTTAAAACACTCATAAAAGTAACCAGAGTTACGACGGGGGTTGCTGAAGCACAACCAAAAGCGATTAGGGGTATTTTCCGTAAAAAAGCCCGCTGCAACTGACCAGATAGAATCATCAATTCCGCTTGCCTCATCGAATACCAGCATGACACCCGCGAAGTTGTGCACGCCAGCATATGCGTCAGGATTCTCCGCACTCCACAACCGCCCTTCTACGCCCCAATAGCGCGTTCCCATCTTCAGATCACGTTCGACCAGTTCCGCTATCCACTTGGCCGGTAGCACCCGCGTCGCGGATACCTCGAACCAATGCGTGTGGATCGCCATACTCAACCACTTCGTTATCTCAGCCCAGGTGACGCTGCGGAGCTGCGCTTCCGAGTTAGCCGACACGATGGTCGTCGATCCAATCCGTGTGGTCAGCATCCAGATCGTCAGCCAGCTTACGAGGGCAGACTTACCGATACCGCGTCCTGAACTGACCGCCAGCCGTAGCGTCTCGAAGTCTATCTTACCGTTGTTCGCGTGGATGTGATCGCGCAGTTCGACCAACACCTCGCGCTGCCATTTGCGCGGGCCTTCGAAGTGCTCAAGTGGCGTATTCGGCTTCCCCCACGGAAAGGCTAGTCTCACGAAGGCCAGCGGGTCGTTCTTCAGCGCGGGGTTCCACAGCGTCGCCATTAAGCGCTGTTCTTCCTCCGGCGAATATACCGTCGTTTGCATCTATGATCTGCCCTTCGATGACTCGTTGCTGCGCTTCTTGCAGCGCCGCCGTAATAGATATGGTCTGGTTCACTTCTACGCTGACGGCCTGCTTGGCGACCCAACCATGCGCGTGCTTCAGCATTTCAAGCGCTGCTTTGCTATCGCCCGCTAACGCCGCCGTGCGGAGCACCGCAGCCATCTCCGCCTCGCCTTCAGCGCGGCCCTTGTATTCGGCATACTCAGCTATCGGGTCAAGCTGTATCAACCGCCGATACTCTTGTGGCGTCATCCCCGCTGCATACGCCAGTGCGTCGCCCTTCAAGCCTTTGCGCGCGGCGTCGTAAATCAGTTCGAGATTTTTTTCTGTGGCCTCTATTGTTCGAGGCTCGTAGGGCAGAGACTGGAATGTCATAGCCCCAGATATACGTCAAAAGATGTTTGATGACAATTTTTAAAAATAAAAAAAGTTTGCGTAAAGCCTGTATAGATATTCCCGCCTTCCCCAAGGCCCAGCCCCCCGGCTTCGAGCTGAATGTAAACACGAAGCTGATTGTAAACTTGTTTACATAAACACGGAGCTGAATGTAAACTTAATGTTTACGTAAACATGTTTATGTAAACAAGGCGCATGTTTATAATCATGTGGCTGTGTTTACGTAAACATGTTTATGTAAACAAATGTGTGGCAGATAACGTGCGCGCGCTTGCTGAATGTAAACGAACGCGAGCTTATTGATGTAAACGTGTTTACGTAAACAAAGCGGTGCGCGCTTACTGAATGTAAACTAAAGATCGCTTGGCGGCGCGCACGGCGCGCGCTCGCCTGTTAGCGTGCTCGTTTACCGACGGCGAAAGCGTGGGTATGGTGTGCAGTTTAGTTCGTTCTGCCACCAAGCGCTTAAAGTCATTACGTGCGCGTTATGTTGCATCGCTGCGTTCCAGGCTATTACGTGTGCGTCTTGTTGCATTGTCGTGTTCCTTCATTTGACCTTCGATGATTCGTTTATAGCGCGGCGCGCACTCTTTGTCAAATACTTTTTTACAGAAATTGAAAATAAATTAGTTTACGTAAACATTGACGGCGCGCGCGTAATATGTTACTGCGTCATTACTGACGCAGCGAGGGAA